TTTTTATGCACATTCTTAGCTCAGTTGGTAGAGCGCCCTCTTTACAAGTGGGATGTCGGCGGTTCGAGCCCGTCAGAATGTACCAGAGTAAGTAACCGGTTGGGTGGGCGAGTGGTTAATGCCAAGAGACTGTAAATCTCTCGCTCTTCGGAGCTACGTTGGTTCAAATCCAACCCCAACCACCAGCTACCCACGGCGGGGAGCAATCAGATCGGCGGCTGTCACCGGAAAAACGATATCTGATTGTAAAGCCGTACCCAATTTTTTTTGCAGGCCTTGTGTATTGCCAAAGTTTCGAGGATTGTTGTGGAGATAAAATCCTTGAGCGACGATACATCGGGTGGTGTCCACTACCCTTAACAGTGCGTTTTAATAAGTGTCGCGGTGACAGATCGGTTTTATGTACTGGATTGCAAATCCAGCTAGGTCGGTTCGATTCCGGCCCGCGCCTCCAAATTTTGTGATACAATTTCGTTTATGAAAAATATTTCAAAATGACCAATGAAATTTTCGCCGCTCTGCGTGACGCGGTAAACCTTTCCCGTTCACTTCAGATTAGAAGTGTTCATTCTCTTCGTTCTCATTTGTACCGTGCTGGGCATTCTCAAGAGAACATTCAGCAAGCCATCACCTTCTGGGCAAACCAAATTCGAGCCAACAAGTTCTGATTTGACCTTCTGATGATTGGAGGTAACATTGTCTTATTGACACAGTTATCAATCATCAGAAAGACAAATAATTATGAGTTTGAAGAATTTAGTTTGGGAGCAAAAATATAGACCTCTGACAATCGCCGACACGATTCTCCCGGCGCAAACCCGCAAGGCCATCGAAGACATCATGGCGAATGGGAACATCCCTAATTTCGTTTTCTACGGCACCGCTGGCATCGGTAAGACGACACTGGCCCAAGCCATCGCCGCAGAGACGGGAGCTGACCTCCTGTTTATCAATGCCTCACTCTCTGGCAACATCGACACCCTGCGAACCGATATCACTCAGTTCGTTTCTTCGGTATCCTTGTCTGATTCTGATACAAAAAAGATTGTTGTACTCGATGAGGCCGACTACCTCAACGCGCAATCAACACAACCAGCTCTCCGGGGTTTCATTGACGAATTCTCCTCGAATGCAATCTTTATCCTGACGTGCAATTACAAGGAACGATTGATCGAACCTTTGCGTGACTCTCGGATGACTCCTTTGGAATTCAAGTTCACGAAGGAAGACCGAACAGCTGCGGCTATGCAGATGCTCAAGCGTGCTTGCACGATCCTTGATACAGAGGGGGTCACCTATGACAAAAAGGCCGTTGCTGCCCTGATTACGAAGTGTTTTCCCGACTTCCGCAAAACCCTCAATGCACTTCAGTTCTATTCTGCATCAGGCACCATCGATTCGGGGATTCTGGTCAACAACGATGCAACCCGCATGGAAGAGCTTGTAGCCCATGTTAAAGCCAAGGAATTCGGGAAGTGTCGCCAATGGGTTGCCAACAACCAAACAGACTCCCAGAGCTTCTACAGGGGCCTCTATGACCGAATGCTGCCGTTGCTCGTGCCAGCGACTGTGCCACAGGTCATTTTGATCATTGCAGATCGTCAGGCCCAATCTCGCGACTCGGTGGATCAAGAGATCAACCAGATCGCATCGTTGATTCAGATCATGCAAGCTGCCGTATTCAAGTGATCCAAACCCCAATTCTGGGGTTTAGAAAACAGTATCACTTTCTCTCGAATTTCTACCCAGTAAATATCACGATACCCGATGATGACGGCACAGAATATGTGTATAAGTCATCGGAGCATTATTTTATGTCGAGAAAGACCACGTTTAATATTTTTCGTGATTGTATTCGGGCTTGCAAAACTGCACCACTGGCAAAGAAATACACACGAAAATATGTAAAGCTTCGCGCCAACTGGAATGAATTTTATCGACTTCCAGCGATGCTAACTGCACTTCGATACAAATTCGCGATTCCAGAATTGCGTCATTTGCTTATTGCCACGGGTGACTCATACTTGGAAGAGACCAATACATGGAATGATCAGTTCTGGGGTGTCTGTGATGGTGAAGGAAAGAATATGCTCGGGAAATTTTTGATGAAAGTAAGAGATGAGGTTCGCATATGACAAGTCCATTTGATTTTGCAAAGTCGGTGACTCACACCAAAGAAAGTCTGTACACGCACGAGACTCTTTTCCAAAAGGAATATGTTCCGTTTATGGTCAACAGGGCGCTCTCAAACAGCCCTCAGACGGCTTTGTTTGCCGATGCGGTCAATCAGTACCCATACCTCGATAAAAAGCTTCAGTACGACTTCTACATGCACGGTATCCCCAAACAACGGGGGTACTCAAAATGGTTCAAGAAAGAGGAAGAATCTTTACCACAAGATGCAATAGATTTTGTGTGCGAACAGATGGGGGTCTCTGTTCCTCGGGCAATTGAAATCATCACTCTCCTCGGAGTTGATGTCGTGAAACTTGAAATGGACGCCAAAGGCGGAAGGCAAAAGAAATGAGAAATGTACAAGAAATCAATAAGTCTTTGTCATCACATAAAATCGGAGGTATGTGGATTACATCCACCCCGGTTCAATCCCTGTATCACCCGATGCACAGAGAGTCTCACTTCGAAGATGTTAATGAGACTTTGGAAGATTTCGGTGTTACCACAGACATCGATGAGTGGCTTGCTTCGCGTAACACGGTACGTATTGCATACCCCAAAAGCAAGTTGTTCTGTCTCACGGAAAAACAACTCCTGAAGCGACTCAATTCCTTGGACATCACACCGACAGCATTTATGTTGTTCCCTGTTTGCCATTACAAGGGCCGGGTACTGGAAGCGAAGCTCCATGTTCAATCCGACATCAAGGAATCTCCTGACGGGGAGTATTACCTGCATAACTTTTCTCGGGTCACCCTCCCGGTTCCCGACACGCTCAAGAAAACAACTTCATATAGAATCAGGTACGCAACATGAGCAGAATTTATACCGCAACAGAAACCCGCTGGTACAACGAAGCCCGCGCTCGCTGGCTACAATCGAATGACCCCAACATTTCGATTGTTTCAATAGATAAAGTTTACAACTTCCTCGATAGCATGAAGTCAAAGGTTGTTGGATACATCCACGATCAATCCTCTAAGATGCTTCATTACGTGGGTGAAGATGGTGCGTACCGCGTCTCTCCGATACAGAAATACGTCTGTAATGATTTGCGACATTTGTTCGATGTTGGTCTCGGAAATATTTACTTGCAAGACTTCAAACCGTACAGAATTGTCAGCCCCCAAACATACGAAATTTTAGCTGGTCTGGTTCTCAGGTTCGCAAAAATTGAGGACATAAATACTTCCATCTAAACATCATGGAAAATTATGGAACCGAACGAAAAATTTGAATTTGGCGTCGAGATAACCCTTGAAAGCCCCGACGACTTTCTCAAAATCAAAGAGACATTAACGAGAATTGGAATCAAATCCAAAAAAGAAAATACCCTGTTTCAGAGTATCCACATCTTGCACAAGCGGGGTAGGTACTTCCTGATTTCATTCAAAGAATTGTTCCTTATGGACAAGAAACAGGCCGACTTCACGGATGATGATTTTCGCCGTCGCAACACCATCGCCAAGTTGGTTTCCCAGTGGGGTATGTGCAATATCGTTTATCCGGTTGACGTTGAACTCACAACCCCAATTGCAGAGATTGCCATCCTTCCTTACAAGGAAAAGAAGAATTGGAATCTTGTTTCAAAATACACCGTAGGCGCAAAAAGGAGCTGATATGAGTGATTTAATTTACAATGATATGAACCCCAGCTACGCCCGTGAAGTTGGAAACCTCCTGATTGAACGACTCGCCGCTGATCCGGTTAAGCGTAGCATACTTGGCCCACTTGGCTATATCAAAGAGTGCCGTACTATCTCTGCTACGTTTCCTCGCGAAAGTGGTGTCACGACATACATTCGTTCTCTTCTACATACTCGCGAATCTCTTTTGTTTGTACCTCACATTCCAAAAGAACAGGGAGCTAACACCCGTGTTTTCTCTTTTGCTCGGATTAACAGTTTGGCCTCTTACTATTACGGCAAGAAATTGAAAAATCCGATTGAATGTTTTTTGATCGATGATTCGAATCGTCTTAATGAAGATATGGAGTATGACCTTCACCAATTCACTGGATTTATGGCGGTAACTGGGATGCTGCACCCAGATTTTTTCATTCTAAAGATGGGCACGTAAAGATTATGGCCGCGAAAAAAGGAACCGACTCCAAAGACTCCAAGCTGACTCGATTGATTCAATCTTTCGAGACAGAGACAATCAACAAACGATTCATGGTGAAGATTTCTATCTTCGATAACGGCGTGGACAAGCGCTCGATCATGGTCGTTGTATTTGACTTGTTGGAGTCTGGATTTACAATTAAATTCTATGGCACTGATTTAGAAGCTGCCGATATGTTGAACCTACTCAAGAAAGTTTAAAAGGAAATTACATGAAAGAAAAAGTTAGCGAAATCTACATCAGCATCCAAAAATATTCCGGTGGTTACGTGATTGGAACACCATCAGGCCCACTCGTCGAAGTATCTCTCACAAAGGCTTTGGCTGTTGCAAAGTTCTGGTTGAAAAAAGAGGTTTCTATTCGCGATGATGTAGGACAATTCTCCAACGAAAATCTACCAACAATAACACCCCAGTAATCTTTATTTTTATTAAGAAAGTGAAACATCAATGATCATCCAAACTGAAGCCTTCATCATGCCCACTGACCCCACGGTCGTGAAGCAAATCAAAGACGCTTGTTTTGAAATTTCCGCATCGAAAACTCGTTCTGAAGGAGAGAAATCTTTTCAGAAAGAAGCAATTCAACAACTGTTCGATGACACAAAGATTCCAAAAAAGCACTTGAACAAAATTGCAAATTTGTATCACCGCTCGAACAAAGATGCTGTAAGGGCAGAGAACGAAGCCACGGTCGAACTGTACGAACACATCTTCCCAGAAACTCGTGAGGTTGTGGGAGACTGATCCTGATTTGACATTCGAGCCTCACGTAATAAAATTTTACGTGAGGCTTTTCTTTTTATGACAGGATTCCATGACACAACATTATTACACCAGTGCGACAGTAAAATTTGGGAAAGTTCTTTACCGGGGATACTCTGTAGAACCTGATGGCACCCGAAAACGAGTGCAACAACGAATCGATTACAAACCTACTTTGTATGTCGAAACTCAAGAGGCAGAGTCAGCCTACAATTCCATGTACGGCAAGCCCCTTGCCCCCAAAAAATTCAAGTCGATCCCAGAGGCACGAGAGTTCGTGAAATCGTTTGAGGAAGTGATGCCGATTTACGGATATCAACCCTCTCGGTTTGAGTACAACTTTTTGATCGAATACTTTCCAGAGAAACTTGAGCTGGGGGTTTCAGATATTAACTTGGCGTCGGTTGACATCGAGACCACAACAGAACATGGCAAGATCGATACGGTCAACACGCCAGAAGAAATTACTCTGATCACGTATCAGAATGTCAAAACAAAAGTGCTGACAACATGGGGATCACGACCATCCTACCGCGAAAACTATGTGTTGTGCAAAAACGAGCAGGATGTCATTCAACACTTCGTGCGTCACGTCGAGAATTTTGACCCTGACATCATCACCGGTTGGAATGTGGCTGGGTTTGACATTCCGTACATTATCAACCGTGGATCGAAGATTCTCGGTGGTGAATACATGAACAAACTGTCACCTTTTGGTTTGATCGATGTGAAGGATGAAGAGGTGCGCGGTAAGGCTGTGCAGAAATTCACCATTGTTGGTCGCACAGTTCTCGATTTGCTTGAACTGTATCTAAAATTCACTTTCGTGAAGCGGGTCAACAACAAACTCGAAACCATCGCCATGGCCGAACTGGGCGCTGGAAAACTGAAGAATCCAGTGAACACTTTCCGTGAGTTTTACACGGGTGAGTTTGATGTGACCACGGAACCATCAGAAGATGCCCACGAGTTGATCAAACTGGGCTATGAGCGCACCAAACTGCGTGCGGCTATGCTGGTAGATGGTAGCCTCCTGAAACGCTTCACAGCTCTGGATAACGAGATCAAGCAAAAGGCGTGGGATTTGTTTGTCGAGTACAACCAGATCGACACCATTCGAGTTTCTGAATTGGAAGACAAACTGGGTCTGATTGCTTTGGCTATGGCCGTCGCCTACAAAGCCAAAATCAACTTTGGTGACGTGTATGGCCCTGTAAAAATCTGGGAATGTATGATTCTCGGAACGTTGTACAAGGAAAACAAATACGCTCCGGTGTATCGTAAACGTTCTGCGTCTAATGGTATCGAGGGTGCTTATGTGCACACACCCAAGCCCGGTTTTGTTGATTGGATTATTTCAATCGATGCTGAAGCCCTTTACCCCAGCGTTGCTGTCGGCTGCAATATGTCTCCTGAGACGTTTCTGGGGATGAATCCTGATTGCACCGTGGCGTCCCTGTTAGGTGGGGCGTCCTTTGCCGGTGAGAGCTACGCCATCGCAGCGAATGGCTCCATGTACTCCAAAGACAAACAAGGGATCATCCCGCGTATCATGCAGGAGATCAAAGACGAACGGAATACATCCAAGCGCGAGATGTTGGATGCCAAACAACTCCACATAGACACCGGAGATGATAAGTACAAAAAGATTTCCATTATCAAGGGTACCAACCAACTTGCCATGAAGGTGTTGAACAACTCTGGTTATGGTGCTATTTCGCAATCTGGTTTCTTGTTCTTTGACAATCGTATTGCCGAAGGCATCACCATGACCGGCCAGTACATCATTCAGTACGTGTCGCGACATTTCAACACAAGACTGAACGATTTCTTCAAGACAAAAGATGTCAACTACGTTGTATACATGGATACCGATTCGAGTTTCTTCACGCTCGGTAATATCGTCAAGAAATACTACGCCGACAAAACTGATGAGGAGATTGTCACAGCTCTTGACAATTTGATGGAGAAGCACCTTCGTGCACTCATCAATGAAGCTACAGATCACATCGCCGCAGCTCAGAACTATTACAAAAAGACCATCTACTTCAAGCGGGAGAAAATCTGTTCTTCTGGATTCTGGATGGCTCCGAAAAAGTATGCGCTGAAGGTCTATGACAACGAGGGTGTTCGGTACAAAACTCCTGACTATGCAATCACCGGTATTGAGGTGGTTCGATCATCCACACCACAACTCGCACGAGACGCATTGAAAGAGTGTGTGATTTTGGTGATCAACAAAGACATTGAGGGCATGCGCAAGATCGTGGCCGAGACCTATGAAAAATTCATGACTGCCCCGTCTGAAGACATTGCTTTCCCGCGTGGTGTAAATAACTTGCTGGCGTATTCCTCTGATCAGACCATTTATTCCAAGGGAACACCAATCGCTGTGCGTGGTGCACTGTTGCACAACCACTTCCTCGAAAAGCTGAATCTTGAGAACCAGTATCAGCCAATCGAGGAGGGTGGGAAGATTCTGTTTATGTACATCAAGGAACCGAACCCTTTCAAGGAAAACGTCGTTGCTTTTATTGACAAAATCCCGTTTGAGTTTAACCTTGAACAATATGTTGATCGCGAAATGATGTTCGAAAAAGTTTTCGAAGCACCACTGAACGGCATCATGAAAGCGGTGGGCTGGCATATGAAAGAACAGGCGTCACTTGACGAGTTCTTCTGATACTTCGGATTAAATATAAACCAAACAAAAAAGGAAAATTGAATGAGCAAACTAATGAGCAAATTGA